TTTCAACCTGTGAGTCAACATCTAAATTATTCCAAGAAGTTTGAAACCCATTAATAAAATCATCTTTTAACTTTTTAAGATAGTCGAAAAACTTCTTATACTTACCTTCAAGCTGATCTATAACACTCTCCTGAGTTGACGTATCAAATGGTTTTATTTCCGTTCCACCGGTGCCACCAGATCCACCAGACCCACTGCCAGACGTCTGATTTTTCGATATAACATTCAATTCATCAAAGGAAGCAAGCGCGCCTTTTGCCTTCTTTGCAGCGTTCGATACAGAGTTTGCATAGTCATCCATAGAATCTGCTGCATCAGAATATCCATCAGCAACATCTTCCGCAGCCGACGCCGTTGTACTCATCTGCTGCATTTGAATGCCAAATATTTTTGACATAATCGCACTGATTGTATTTGCAACATTAATAAGGGCAGCAACAATTTTATTTAAAAATTGGACAACCGGTGTTAATACTGTAATCAGTCCATTTCCAATGATACCCATGAATTCTTTCCACTGTTCAGACAAAATTCTTGTCTGATTCGCCCAGGAATCCTGCGTATCTATAAAATCATCACCTATATAGGATAACTGGCTCATAACATACTGATAACGAAGCATTACTTTCTCTGACTGTGACATTGCAGAATACGATTTTGTTATTCCCTGTTCAAGTGCAAACTGTTTCAAGTTTACCTCGGTCATGACAACGCCATACTGCTTGAGAGTTTCTGTTTCCCCTGTATATATGGATTTCAAGGCAATACTTGCCAGATCCTGTGATACATTGAAAAAGGATGCCATATTAGCAGTCAACTTTGTGAGTTCCAGAGCCATATTCTTAGCATCCTCGGAACTCGTAAGCATTGACTTTCCCATACTCATAAAAGTTGATCCAGTCTGATATGCCATTAATCTGCTCATTCCAAGGTTCTTGATAGCAGATTCTGCCAATGCATCCATTTCACTGCGCATATTACCAAATGCTTTATTCACAACGTTGTCAACTTCTGTTAAGTCAGATGCAAGTTCAATCGCTTCTTTTCCGAATCTTATAAATGCAGTAGCTGATATAGCAAGTCCTAATGTTTTTGCAATTCTTCCAATACTAGACACAATAGAGTTTATTCCTGTGTTGAATTCATTTGTGTTAATTCTTGTATTGATTCTGATTTCTCCATCATACCCACCAGCCATATGCAATCCTCACTCCCTAAACTAATCCCAGTTCCTTTTCTGCTTTCTTCTTTGCTCTGATTTCTGCCATCATCTGATCGTATTCGTCAATCTTTGCTTTTTCATCCTCGGTATACTCTTTCTTTTCTTCCGGCTGTTCTAAGGCATACATTTCCTGCGCTTCCTTAATCGCCTGTCTCTCTTCTTTTCCCATCTTGGATGTGATTTTCTTCCTGCGGATCTCTATAACCTGTTGGAATGATGACTGCTTATAAGGCATGTTCCAGAGCAGACCATTGAACATCCACCAGTGCATTTCATCTAGTGAAAGATCAATCCCGTATATCTGCCGGAAGTCTGCATAAATACGCCACTGGTCAATGTCGTAATCTACCAGTCTGCGGTTATCTTTTGATGATCCCGGTTTGTCATGGAACCAGCCATTTAGAAACCACTCCACACACTGGCGAAGATCATCCCCGTCCGGGTGCTCCCGTTCGTCGAACAGCAGATAGATCAGTGCATCACTCTTCTCATACTCATTCAGTTCTTTGTCATACTGCACAAGGAATACCTGTATGCCGATACGAAATGATGTATTAACCTTGTACCCGTTCCATTCCTCAGGCAGCGGATCGAGCATGACGTTAATCATGCCCGCGCTCCTTTTCTGCCGGAGTTATAGCGTTTTCTGGTCATCTCGTAACGCTTGCCGAAGAGCTTATTCATGACCGGGATGATCTTCTCGACAAATTCCACCAGTGCCGTCTCATCCGGCGCGAAATCTCCATACACGTTTTTTACTGTGTCTTCCCCGAACAGACCGTCGATCTCTGCTGCAATCTGTTTCAGGTATTTCACCCGGATTCTGTTTGCCTGTAAAACCGACTCAACATCAACGTTGTCAGAATCTACCTCATCCTGTGCATGTTCTTTCTTCCATGTTGCCGCCTCTTTCTCACAGTTCTTGGAGATTCTTTCCAGTTTGTTGATGACCTGTCCGAACCGCTCGGCTGTGTCGGCATCTGCGACATTGATGCTCAACACGGTAATGACATCCCCGTCCTCATTTTTAATTGCAATTTTTCTGACACCACTGTCTAATACTAATTCTTCCATAAATTACCATCCTTTCAGAAATCGGGCAGGACTGAAAGGAACCCACCCGATTATGCTAATTTTTGATTAACACCGTTTATTATTTTCCTGATGTACCGGACGCTTTCGCCGCCCATGTAAATGTGCCATCACCGGCGATCGTGATCGTTCCAAGTTCTACCGCACCATTTCCGTTGATCTGAATCGAAGATGTCAGCGTATCGCCGCCGGAGCCGCCTGTACTTGACGGGCATACCGTAACCGGGACGCGGATGCAATCGCCTGTATTTTTTGTAATGTCTGTTTTGTAATATCTGTAATAATATGTTTCACACTGCTTTCCGGTCGGGAATAACTTAAACATCGTATCGATTGCAGTCTGCATATCATCAGACATATAATCACGCTCCGGCGTTGTCGAAAACTCATATCCTTTTACCGTGTTATTTGCGTTTTTCATGTTGACGTACTGGGTTGACTCTGTATTCGGTCCCCAGTCCTCTGTGATCTCTTTGTAGCCATCGCCCATCTCTACGATCTTGGCTGTACTGCCGATGAGAGTACCAATATCAAGCAGAGAAACCATATTTGTACGATCTTCTGCGAAAAACTGTAAATTCGTATTCATAATGAATGCACTTTTCTTCATGACTTCTTATCCTCTCTTCCCTACTTTTTATAAAAATATTTAAGCTGCATATTCACAGCATACATAACCGTTTTATCATCCTGTTCACTGCCAAACACTGGGGAAGTCCTTGCGATTAACTGCAATGTCAGATGCGGGTCCTTGAATTCGATCCCGCTCTCTTCCATCCATGCAGCAAGATTGTTTAACATTTCCTGTGCTTCAATGCTTGCCTTATTGGTAGTTGGTGCACATTTATAAACTATCTGAAATGGCATCTGTGCCACATAACTGCCACTGACATACTTTTTCAGATATACCGCTCCCTGCATCGGGAATAACCCGATAGACCTGTCTGTATTGACAGAGTTCCATCTTATCGTTTTGTTGTCTGCCTTGAATAATGCAGGATAATCTGGATAAGCCATAGCAAGTGCAAGAACACCTTTCTGTGCGTTCTCTGCATCCTGTATGGTAAGTTTTTCCTTCTCTTCCATTTACACGCCCCCTACTTCAAAATGAGGAAGAATGTCCTCATATTTGTCGATGTTCGTTACCTTATAGACATCATCAAAATTGTTTCGCATCCATTCGTAAGCGTCCGTTTCCGGCAGATCAACGGCTGCCTGATCTCCCTTAACAAAAAAATCTTCCGTGGAATGAAATGTGATGTAATTCTTCTTTTCATCCTCCGTCAGTGCATCCCACGCTTTCGGCTCCATGTATGTTTTGTTGACATCACCAATACATACAAACAGCTTTGCCGCATCTGCACTGTTCATACCACTCTTGGAGACGTTCGCGCCCTTGGTTTCCACAAGGTCGACACCCTCAAGCAATGTCGGGTAATATGTTTCTTCCTCGGTTTCTGCATTGAATGAGCGGTTGAATAGTGTGACAGTCTTGTTATCAAAGAATCCCATTACAAGCCACGCTCCTTACCGCATTTAACGCACTTCCAAATATGTTTGCGCCGGTAATGATTTCCACCAATATGCACATCAACATATCCATACGGCACCATCTTGTGTTTGCAGAATAATCTTTTCAAAAGCATCATCACACCCCCGCGTATAACAATCCGGTGCCGGATAAGTATTCACACACCGTGTCATAACACAACCGGTTCTGTGCTACCTTATCC